GCACTTGATGCTTATGAATCAACCGAAAACGTTAAAATCAAAATCGAAAGGGTTTGATATGAAAAAACATTATGTGACGAAATGGATGTATTATCGTACTGTTTTTACTGATGCTGCATGTGGGAAATACGTATGTACGTTATCGGGCCGTAAAGAATCTACATATCGTAAAAATCATGTGACCTGTAAAAACTGTCGGCGAACCAAAGAGTTTAGGGATATAAAATAAAGTCCCATAAAAATATTTTCAGAAAAATTTCAGATTTTTTTACGAAAAGGTTGTATAGATGGCTAATTTCTCGGTAATATAGAGGAACATGTTTTTATGGCAAAACGATTAATAACCAAAAAACAGGAACAAGCACTTATACTTTGTCACCATGATTTTGAAGGGTTAGAACAAGCACTCGCGGCAAAACATATGGGTATTAGTCAACAGGCCATAAGTAAATTATTGGCTGGTGTAGAAAAAGTTCTTCCACAATATTTTCCAATACTGACCAAGCATGAAGCACAGATTTATCATTATTATATGGTTGAAGGTTGGGGAGTAAAAGAAATAGCAGACTATACAGAATTATCACTAAATGCAGTTTACAAAACACTTCAACGAACACGAGATAAAGGAATGCATTTTACCGAAGCAAAGGGTAGAATATTATCATATAACGAAGATATGGATGATCAAGTAAAACAAAAATTTTAACCGACCAGCCTGAACCCTCGCTCGTGACCACAATAGGAACGATGTTGTAAGGCGGTAAGGCTGGTTCTTATTTACAGGAGATTAATATGCACGATAGTGGCGAACGTATGAAAAGTCAAACCGGAGCACAAACAGACCCATTTCACGCGAACGCAGCGATGGAATTATTGTCGCCCTATTCATTGTGGCAATTATCATTGTGGTTAGGAAAAGGTGCCAAAAAATATGCTCCGCGTAATTGGGAAAAAGGAATACCATTTAGCATTTGTGTCGGTAAATTGCAACGACATCTTCAAGAGTATTTAGCAGGTCGAACAGATGAAGATCATCTTGCTGCCGTAGGTTTTTGGTGGCACGCATTAACACATTACGAATCGATGATCGCACTTGATAAATTACCGGCTTCACTTAATAATCTACCGCAGTATGAAAAAAAGTTTATTTGTTCCCCTGAATGGACAATAAAACACCATGATGGTACAGGTGATAATGATTGTGGATGGTATGTTCTCGGCCAAACTCACCCGCATATAGGACATTTACATAAAGATCTTCAACTTCATAGTTCTACAGGTAAGGAATGGTATCATGTTTATGGTGAAGCTCCTGGTTATTGGCCGACTAAAGAAGCCGCAGAGGAAGCTTTGAAACAGTATTTGGAGAAACAAAAATGAGAACTGTTTTAATTATGGGATTAATTTTGGTATACATTATGCTTGGGATTATTGACTTAAAAAACCAAAGCATATCAACTGGTATTTCGGCGTTTTTATTAGCAGCAGTAAATGGTTTGTTATTTTTTGCGGGAAGTAAAACATGATAAAAACCGTGTTTCTTGATATGGATGGCGTGCTTTCTAATTTCCATAAAGGCGTGCATGACATATTTAAAAAACCTTATGTTTATAGCCCATCATTACGCCGATATGATTTTTGGGAAGATTGGGATCCAAGAATAACACGCAACGATGTTAATTCTGCTTGTACTATAAATTTCTGGCGAAATCTTGAATGGATGCACGATGGGCCTGATATTTTACGAACGATTCTTGATCGATTTAATCCAAATCAAATCTATTTACTTACTACACCTATGCCTAATGTTGAATCTCCAACAGGTAAATGGATATGGATTAAGGAAAATTTGCCGCAATACTATCAACGTACAATCATTACCCAAGCTCCAAAAGCTTTATTAGCTCGATCAGATACACTTCTTATTGATGATAAAGACCAAAATATAGATGAATTTATTAAGGCCGGTGGCCGAGGATTACTTGTACCGAGACCCTGGAATCGTAATTATTCTTGGGCACATCAATCAGTCGATGTAGTTAAAACTTTTTTGGAGAATTTAGAATGAATCGAATCTTAGTCATTGGTGATTTACATTTACCCTGGGATCGCAAAGGTTATCTTCAATTCTGTATCGATCTTTATGAACAGTGGGATTGCAATCAGGTAATGTTTATCGGTGATGTAGTCGATCTCCATGCTATTTCATTCCATCAGAAAGAACCTGGATGTCCTGGCCCCGTAGAAGAATATGAGCGTGCCAAAGCTGCTGTTAAGCGATGGCATGATGTATTCCCTAAAGCAATAGTCACATTAGGTAATCACGATAAACGCATTATACGCCGAGCTAAAAGTGTAGACATCCCAGATATATTTATTAAGTCATACAATCAAATATGGGAAACACCTGGGTGGAAATGGAAAGATGATCATGTGATTGGTGATATTTATTTTTATCATGGAACTGGACAAGGTGGTAAATATCCAGCATCGAATGCAGTTAGCAAATTGCTTATGACGGTTGTAATGGGCCATAATCATACCGCATCAGGCGTAAAATATTATGCTAATCCGATGCGTAGAATAGTAGCCGTAGATACCGGATGTGGTATCGATGATAAAGCATTAGCCTTTGCGTATGGAATGGATCTAAAACAGCGTAGTATTATTAGTGCTGCCGTTATCATAAACGGTGTGCCGTATGTAGAACCTATGCCTTGCGGCAGAAATGAAAAATATTGGGATAAAAATTTCAAATGAAATTAGAATGGGCTGTAATATTATTAATTATCTGGGCACTGGTACATGTGCTATGGACACATAGGAGATAAAAATGAAATCAAAAGAAGAAATTAAAAACGAAATTAAATCCCTTCAAGCAATTAGACCGGATGTACGACCTCGTAGCATGTTTGGCGATGATAATTTGGCCGCACTTGATGCTCAAATCGAGGTACTTGAACACGATCTGGACAATGAGGACATTTATGATCGTTATGATCATGCTGATTCATCAGAATATGTTTTAGATTCAGCACTTCATGCTCGACAATGGATTAATGATGAGGAAGATTTAGATTGTGAAGGATTAGCTTGTGAATGGCCGTTGAAAGAATAAATATGCCTACATTAATTAAACAAAAATGCTTAAACTGCGGCGATGGTTTTGAAATAGAAATAAAAAGAATTAATGCCGGACAAGGTAAATATTGCTCAGTAAAATGTGTAGGATCATCAAAGTTCAAAGGGGGGAGAAAAGCTACTTGTACGCGGTATCGCGAAAAAAATAGAAAGAAACACCTTACCTACAATTTGAAATACAATTACTGTTATAGAAAAACTATATGGGGCCATTTAATTTTAATATTTCATAAAATTAAAGAACGTTGTGAAAATCCAAGGCACCGTAGTTATAAATGGTATGGTGGTCGCGGAATTAAATGTTTATTTGAATCATCTGATGAATTTGCCGATTATATTATTAATGAATTACAAATTGATCCACGCAAATTAGAAATTCATCGAATCGACAATGATGGAAATTATGAACCTGGAAATATTGAATTTCTTACACCTAAACAACATGGGCTAAAACACAGAAAAGCAGGTGATTAATATCGGAAAAGGCAGTAAAAAAAGACCATCAGCTATAACACGAGAAGAAAGTGAGCTTCGTTGGAAGCTTGCTTCTGGTAATATTACGTTCAAACAGTTTGAAGAAAAATATAAGAAACTCAAAAAACAAGGTTTAATTCAAAGAAACGGCAAGGTAATAAAATAAAACATAAACCGAGTAGACTTAAACGACACAAACTAAATGCTCAAGCTCGGCGAGCACGTAGAATGGCGAAACATAAAATGCTCAAGGGACTTACTGCACCGTTGCAAGGTGGAAGGAGAAAAACAAGATGAAAGTAAAACATTTTGTACCAATAAGACCTTATGTTCCTGAAAATGGACCAGCAGCTTGTAATAAAAAATGGTACGCTCTGGGAGATTGTGGAGAAGTTGCTAAAACTCGAAAACAGGTTACTTGCAAAAATTGCCAAAAAACTAAAGTGTTTAGAAAAATAAAATGATCACCCAAATCCTTGACAAAATAGATTGGCCGACTGATATTTTACTCCTGGACTTTGAGACATATTTCGATCAAGACTACCATATGGGTAAAGATAAAAAAGCTTTATCTATCGTAGAATACGTCACTGATCCTCGATTTACATTTACTGGTCTTGGTATCCAAGTTAATGATAGTGAACCAAGATTTATTCCCGGACTTTATGTACCCTGGGCTATTGAGCAACTAAAGTTGAAATTTGGCAAAGCCTTATATAACTGCACTTTAGTAGCCAAAAATAATAAATTCGATTGTCTAATCCTGGTTGAAAAATTCGGTATTTACCCGCCTTATACTATCGACATCGAAGATCTTAGTCGGTATTATGATAGTCGCATGAGTCAAAAACTTAGTGATCTATGCAAACTATTTAAACTTCCGGCAAAGGGTGACATAAAACAATTCAAAGGATTATATTGGGAAACAATGACACCAGAACAACGACAAGCTATGAAAGAATACTGTTTAGGAGATATTAAAAATGAAAAATCACTTTTGGAAATTCTATTACCGAAGTTGGATAATCCTGCTACGGAGCTTGATCTGGCTCGACATACGCTTAATTTATACCTTAGACCGATTCTTAACTTGGATATTAACCAAACTAAGAATATCGCAAACAAAATGGATCAGGCGTTGGTACAGGATTTGCGAAAAGTATCATGGACTTTGAAATACAGAACCAAAACCAAACCGAACATCCCGAAAATAATGCGTTCTAAAGATATTTTTCCGAAGATTCTTCAAGATGTTTTACCCGAAGGCGAAACAGTGCCAATGAAAAAGGGTAAAAATAAAATGATCCCTGCTGTAGCTCAAAATGATGTAGCTTTTCAGTTGCTTTTAACACATAAAGATACTCGTGTACGTGATTTATGTCAAGCCAAAGCTGCCTGCTCAAGCTGGCCATTACATCAAGCCAAAGTCCAGCGAATGATTAATCAAGCTGAATGCTCCGGCGGTTTATGCCGAATACCGATGAAATATTACGGTGCTCATACTGGTCGCTGGTCTGGTTCAGGTGGTTGGAATCCAATGAATCTTGGCGGCAAAGGTCGCGGTCGTCCGATACACCCATTGATAGCACAGGTGCGTAATACACTGCTGGCACCAGATGGTTATACATTAATCATCGTTGATAGTGCACAAATAGAGGCTCGACTTTTAGCCTGGGTAGCACATCAGAACGATCTTGTGAAAGGGTTCGCAAATGGTGAAGATATTTATTCTGAGTTCGCTTCGGAATTATTTCAAGAAAAAGTTTGGAAGCCAAGCGAAGAAGAAAAAGAAACTCCTGAAGGCAAAACGGCTGATATTAGAAGAGGTTTTGGGAAAGACGCGATCTTGGGATGCGGATACGGAATGGGAGCTAACACCTTTTACGACCGTTGCCGACAAAACGATACTTTGCGTCCCCTCTTCGATAGCGGAGAATATGATTGGGATTTCATTAATAAACTTATCAGAACTTACCGTACCAAATACTCCGATATACCTAATTTCTGGACTGAAATCGAAAAATGTTTCCGATGGCCTACCAAATATCCACGGGAACAGACAATTTATGACATATCAACAAGTGCTCGACTCAAATTTATACGACAAGGATCTACTACGAAAATGCAACTTCCATCAGGACGAGTAATGAATTATCGTTTTGCTACAGTGTCACCTAAAGATGATAACATTAAATATTTGCATGGACATCTTTGGGGCGGTGCAATCACAGAAAATATCATTCAAGCAATGTGCCGTGATTTACTTGGTTATTGGTTATTGGAATGTGAGAAAGCGGGGATTAAGATTATATTACATTCATATGATGAATTAGTGGGATGTGTTCTTAAAGAAGATGCTGTATGGAAATTAGATAGAATGATTGATATAATGTCACAAGGTCCAGTGTGGGCTGAAGAATTACCTTTGGCTGCCGAAGGACAAATTAGTTCGAGATATTGTAAATGAAACGAATCAAGCATAAAATATTCAAGCGACATATAGATCTAATTCGTTACGCGGTTCGGCGTACTATTCATCGATGTGATATTCTGGAACCTGAAAAATACGCTGAACAGCTTGGAGTATATTTAAAGAAACGTGATTGGTTAGAATGGTGTAAACGAAAATTGACGAGAACAAGATGAAACGCCAAACACGTGCTCAAAAATTCAATGACCTTGCTAACGCCATCGGTCAGATCCGTAGAGGCGAAAAAGTGAAACGAATCGGAGCCAAAGACGGTTCGATACCAACACATCCGATAGTACCGGTAGATCCTAAGAAACTTGAACATCAAGTTCTTTTTGAGTGTTTGAACTGGTTAATAAGACTTCGTATATTTTGTAATCGGCATGATGCTGGTTCATTTCAGAATGATCGAGGACAATGGGCCACGTATGGTATCTTAAATTCTGGTGATATTCATGGAATACTTAAAGACGGTCAACACTTTGAAATTGAATGTAAAAAAGGTTCAGGTGGCCGACTTAGTATCGGACAACAGAAACGGATGAAGGATGTTCGTGACAATGGTGGATTGTATTTCGTAATACATGGAATCGAAGAGCTTGAACATTATATGGGAGAATATATATGAACAAATTAATCTTATCAGCCTCATCAATCAGTGCGTTCAAAGCATGTCCCGTCAGATTTAGGAATGCATATGTCTATGGTATTAGGCCAATCGAAGATAAAGAATCGCAACGAATAGGGACTAACTGGCATACAATTCTTGAAGTCGCCAGCCTGGAACCTGGAAGCGGATGTCCTTATGGTTGCATACATGGTGACAACACAGACTGTCCTATTTGTGAAGGCACCGGTAAAGTTCCTGACAATATCATGGAAGCTGTAACTCGTGTGTTAAACAAGGCTTATGAAAATGTAGTATTCGCCGATCCTCTGGCGAAAGAAACAATATTTTTCTTTACCGTTGCTTAATCCCCAGACAGGTTATCCTGTACCTGATGTATTTATCGAAGGTAAGATAGATAAGCTGATTGAGCTTGCTAATGGTATCGCTGTCAAAGAACACAAATCAACCAATAAATCTATCGATCCCGATTCAACTTATTGGGGCCATCTGAATCTTGATGTTCAAACTACTATGTATATCTATGCTGCCAGACAAGAACAAATGAATGGATGGATGTGTTTACCAGGTAGACGTGACCCGCTAATATCTACAGTCAAATATGATGTATATCATAAACCACAGATCAGCCCAAAGAAACTCACTCAAGCTGAAAGTAAGAAGTTTGTGGAAACTGGCGAGTATATGGGGCAACAATTTAATGTTACTGAATTAGGTAATGATCAACCAGGTCAACAATACATAAGCATTAATGGTGGTTGGGAAGAAATTGAACCCGGTGCCAAAGAAGGCACTTTCGCCATCCGCGAAACACCTGATATGTTTGGTGCCCGGCTACTCAAGGACATTACTGAGCGTCCTGAATTTTATTTTCGGTGTGTGGAACTTAGTAAAACTGATGCTGAACTGAAAGCATTTGAACAAGAACTTTATGATATTGCTAAGAACATGCAATATATGATTAGATCGGGCAGGTATTATAGCAATGAACATGCCTGTGAAGCTACTTTTCGATGTGATTACATCGAGCAATGTTATAACCATATACAAGTTGATTCAGACCATATTCCAGATGGATTCAAATGTATTTTTGTTAAAGAATTTGGATTGGAAAAAAGATGAAATGTAAAAAACATCCTAAATACAAAGGCATACAAAAGCCTCGTTGTAGATGTTACAAATGTTGGACTATTTGGGAACATAAAAACTCACAATTAGTTTCGTATTTAAAACGGCGTAAAGGAGAACTTCAATGACTAAAGCTGAAACCATATTTCAAAAAGAACTGAATCAAATACATAATTCAGAAATTAAACAATTTGTAATAACTTGTTTCGATAAACTCTGCCCAGATTATTTTTGGACCTGTCCTTGTAGTACATCGGGCAAACATCATCCACAGGTAGCACTCGGCGTAGGTGGTTTAGTTCGGCATACCAAGCTTGCTGTGTGGTGGGGGATTGAACTGCTGAAAGCATTAAAACATGAATTGACAGCTTATGTTCATTCACAACAACTACAAGATGAAGTTATTGCAACGCTCTTATTACATGATATGATTAAAAACGGTAAAGGTTTAGGTCCAGATGGTCGTTCGCTTGAAAGTGGTGTAACAGGAACACATGGAGTGACATTGGCGAATAAAATACACGATTCTGATATTTCTTTACATAGAGATGTTGCTGGTGAAAGCATGAGTTTTCATAGAATTATCAATGGAATCGCGGGACATATGGGAGTTTGGACAACTGATATTAATTTTAGACCATATAAATTAACCGATCCTGTATTTAGAGCCTTTGTTGATTTAATCCATTTAGCCGATTACTGTGCCAGTCGTAAAGTTGATGAAATATATTCTAAATTAGAACAGGAGAAACAAGATGTCATTATCAAAAAATCCACCGACAAAAAAGAAGTCGTTACCAAAAGCCCCCCCTGCCCCGGTGTCCGTCATGCCCGGCAGATCGAAGGCCAAACAGCAACAGAAAGTTAATAAAACATTCCAGATAGCAACTTGGAGTGGTGCCAAAGAAGGTGAAAAGATCATTGGCTATGCTGATTCAGGTATGGGCAAAACAACACTTGCTTCGATGCTGCCTAAACCCGTATTCGCTGGTCTTGATGATGGCGGTCGTAAAATCAGAAATCCTAAAACTAATGAACGGTTAAAAAATATACCCGGTTTAGAATCATTTGATGATTTCCGTATGGCTATACAACAAGTAGATCTTTTTGATGATTATGAAACTCTTGTTGTTGATACTGGCACTATTCTTGAACAATGGGCACTTGAATGGACTCTTGAAAACGTATTAGGTGGCGAAAATAGTAGTAATCGCATGAAGAATATTGAACAATATGGTTGGGGTAAAGGCTATCGTCATCTCTACGATACTATGCGTTTACCTCTTGCAGATTTTGACGCCTTAATCCGGCGTGGTAAAAATATTTGTATTCTTTGTCAGATGGATCAAATTCGCCTTGCTAATGCCGGTGGTGAAGATTATCTCTGTGATGTACCTAAATTACAGGCCAAGCATGGTAGTACCCCTGCAATCTGGGGATTGTATTGTGAATGGGCCGATCATGTTTTCAAGATTGCTAATGAAGGTGTAATTGCTGCGAAGGATAGTGAGAAAGCTAAAGTAGCTAAAGCTACATCGACCGGTAATAGAATTATTCACATTCATGCACCGGAACCTCATTATAAAGCTAAGTCACGAACCATCCCCCCAAGATTTCCAGCAGTATCATTTGATGAACCGAGTGATGATTCTATCTGGCAGTTTTTATTCAATGAAGCCTGGCGTAATATTCCAGAGGAAGGTGGTGAATAATATGAGAAAGTATCTTTGCTGGCTATTAGGTCATAGTCCTATCTGTGTGTATAGGTCTCATGGAAGGAGTGAAATAACTTTTTGGATTTGCCATCACTGTGGAAAATCAAGAAATGAATGGTGGTATAAAAAGGATACGAAAGATGGGTATACAATTCAAAGGACCAGAACCTAAAAGAAATGATTTATGCCCATGTAATTCCGGGCTTAAATTTAAGTTTTGCCATGGGGATCCTGGAAAGATAGCAGCTTGTGAACGTGTAGCCTTTGAGCATATGGCATTATTGGTGGCAAGAGAGCAACACAAGCATGGAATTATATCAGATGATTACTATAACGAATTTATAGCAAGATATAATCCAAAAATTGCCAAAAAACCAGTCACAGAAAAAGATGTAAATGAGTTAATAGCCAGTACCGGACTAACACGGTGTGCTTCATGTGGTACACCGATACCAGATAATGAAAAATTATGTGTTATTTGTAA